TGCGGCTTTTCGCGCACGGTATTGAAGTCTATCATTGGGCGCCATACGTTTTGCGCGAATCTTCCGCAACACAGCAAATCGTTTAGCCATTCGGCGCATTCTCTGTCCGACTTTCAATCTTTCAGGAACAGAAAGAACACGAGATTCCTTAACATCATCGTCATCATGCTTTGGATCAAGATGTGGAGCAAGGATATCTAAAAAGAACGCATCGTCGGTGTGCGGATCTAAATCTTTATGGTCTATCGTATTAAGATGATTTTCAAGATCGCCAAGATCGAGTTTATCCTGCTCGAATAATAGGTCTTCAAACTGTTCGTCAAGTGTCATTAGTTTCTCCTATGAAAGAAATCGAATCTGATATAGTACGCCATCAATCAATGACGCAACATTATCGATTTCGTTTTGAATTTCTGAATCATCAGGCAACATAATACGAGAAGTTTCAACAAACTGCTTAAGTATGTCCATATATGTAAGAGCATCATCAACGGGCACTGTAGTAAATGTCATAGGCATATCACCGATAAGACCGAACTTACCCTGATATGATTCTACAATTGTGTCAATCAGTTCCGGAATACCAGTGTAATACATCTCAAGGGCTTTATGTGCGGCATAACTGCGTGTAGCCCAATGCATCATATGAGTAACTACAGCAGAATGAAGAAGTGTGCCAGCGAACTCGCCCATCATTGGATATGCCGTCTCTTCGGCGATTACATTTTCAAATGCTTCATTGATATCCATTGCCGTCTCCTCATTCGTCATGCCGGCCTTAACATCATTGAACAGTTTGTCTGAATCTGGTCGGGGCAATCCGCTACCTTTATGAAAGGAGTCGCGATCATTATTTCGAACGTGTTCGCGCTGTGATGTACCAGATACTCCCTTAACGCCTTCTGCGTCTGGGTCGCGCTCGCCTGCGCTATGCATAGTGACACTTTTGAACTTGAAGTATCCATGTGGGCCCTTCTTGCCATTATATTTACTGATTAGATTATGAAATTCTTTGTGTCTATCAGAACCAGCAACCATATGAAGATGCGTGACACCCTGGCTATGAAGACTCGATAGATGATGAAGAAGATTGGGATGCTCTGGCGATGATGCGGAGACATTGGTGCCAGGCGACAACTTTTTGATCCAGTGTACCTTCTGCGATGGAGTCAGCGGATTCTTCTTGCCATCATGGGTATGACTTGTGACAACCGAATGTGTCGCATTGTGTTCTGCTGCTACCGAATGGACTTTGTTCAGCAGTTTCAAATGCCCGGCAGTTGGGGGTGACATTCTTACAAACGCAGTTACGTGATGCTTCTCTGCGTTCTCTACGGCTTCAACGATTAGACGAAAGGTTTTCATTTCTTGAATGCGTCCTTTTTCGCTAGATTAGCCTTAGAGAACTCCTCGCGGTCAACAACCTTCAGGCCATTTGCGACATAGCCTTCGCCACCAGATTTCTTATCGCCAATCGAAGTCTCGAACGGATGCTTAGATGACTTATCAAGACCACGGGCTAGATGATTAGTCGCTTGCTGCATATGATGGTGAATATCAAATGACCGCTGAAATGCTTTCTTGTTTTTCTCTACGTGAGCTAGAGCCGCAGTTTTAATTTGTGTCTTAGCGGCCTTGGTCGTTTCCATCTTTACGCCAGCAATCTGCTTGTCGTGATGCGCCGCAAGATGCGCTTTGTATCCATCTACTGTTGGCTTGGTACCACCAGTCACTGTAGAGTTGACATATGTTCTCATATGGATTTCGTGACCAGCCAAATGACCATAGGTGTGGTCCTTCATTAGTTTCTCGGCCTGGCCAATATGATGCTGAACGATTTTGTTATCTTCAGGATGAGGCTTGCGTTCGTCTTTATCCAATACGTGTTCTACCCGATGGACATCCGGATGACTACCAAACTCGTGTGTACTTGTAATTGGATGGGCTTCACGATTCGGGCCCTTGAGTTCTGTATGAATAACAGTAGATACCTTAGAGCGTTTGAGTTTCTGCCCCTCTTCTCCACTAAGTGGAGTGCTATATTTGATTGTGTTTGGAGTATGCGAAATCTTAGTCATGAATAGACCTCGTGCTTGGGTCGCTCATATATCCACCCTGATATTCGCCTGGGCGCTTGGGCAACACTTTATCCAAATGAGTATGAAGGAGTTTCAGAGGATGTGCGAGATATGGCTTGTGACCATGTTGTTTCTCAATATCAGCATGAGAGAAGTTATAATGTGAACCTGGGCCCTTGTATTTGACGCCAACTCGACCGTCTTTATCACGGATGGCTTGATATGACATTTTATCGTCAATCTTCCGGGTAACGGGAGTGCGACCAGCAGCTACATCTTTGAGAGTCTTTAGTGCGTGGTGTGCTGCGTCTGCGCCATCAAATGTGCGATCTGAGGGGTGCTCAATATGCTGAATGCCATGGCCAGGTTTGGCTGTGGATTCATTTATGAATGACGTAAATCTTAACATCTTGCCTCCATTCGAGTTTACACGTAGCCTTATCGAACATTTCTATTTATACATCCAAAGTTTTCATTTTTTTCTTGACAAATCTGAAAAATGTGGTATAATAAACATGTTGTTTGTGCAGATACTATATTGTATAGAGAGTAGCATTTCTCATAGTGTTATTCCAAGCATATGATATGATGATTTCATTAACAACAGCTTGTACATCAGATTTCCAATAGGTAAGGAACTTATGAATCCTGGGTAGTTCTGGTACGATATCTTCAGTTTGCCAGATGAACTCATTAATGATTCGAGTATGGGGTATATAATAGAAGATATCCACGGTAACTATTTGTGGACGTAGGTACATTTATTTGCCATCTATTAAAACATACATGCAACTATCTTTACTAATCTTCTTCGATGAATAATAACAGAAATTCATAGTATTCTCAAATTGATCTTTGTTCAGCATAAGAAAACTATAAAAATATGATATAATATTGGCAAATCTATTTTTGGTCAAAGTATCTGCGGCATTGAATAATTCTACAGCATGATTATAATTTTCTATAGTATTTGATAGAATCTTCCCGTGCTTAGTAAACAAAGCCTTTAGTTCTACCATAGCTTTATCATAATCATCTTTCTTTATATTAACACCACCTCTAACTACATACGAATACTCTTTCATTATATATGAAGAATATTGTTTTGCGTTTTATATTCAGTTAATAATTTTTCTATTTCATTCAATACAGCAAGAGCATAAATATTTTTGTTGATTAAGGAAAAAAGTCTGAATTCAGACAAATTTGCTTGAATATAATGCAGTACATTTTCATACTTTTCCTGCAAACCAACTTTAATGCTGTCAATCGCTGATTTATCTGCAGCGGTTGCTTTCGCGGAACACCATTTATCAGACGCTATATTTTTTTTAATTGTATCAGAAGGATCCAATTTATCGAAACGGGATTGCGCTAGATACGTAAAATATTTACCAATCCCATTATTCCCTCCGGCAAACATCTCGTGTTCGATTCCGTTTTTTTTAATGAGCGCCAACCCTTCATTACCAGCGAGATTTACAGTTGCTTCAAATTGTTTTATTCCAGCAGACAGCAGATCCTTGATTTCAAAAAAATCATCAACACTTAAATGTTTTAATTTCTCGATATAAACAGCACCTTCTTCATCCAATAAATTTTTTGCAAATACTTTCAGATCGTTCTCAATATGCCAGCTTTTTTCATCATCCGTTTTACTTTCAGTAAACTCAACCAATGCTTTTGTAAGTTGTTCATCATTTCCAATTTGAGCGATCAATAGATCAATTGCCTGCGTCAATAATTTATCATCATCCATTTCTATCTCAAAACTCATCGGAATCTTCAGATCAAAAGCGAATGTGCGAACAACTTTATGAACGAAGGCATAAATCGTAACGATGGCAAAATCAGAATAATTATGAAGGATCGCCGTTAAGACATTTTTAGCCCGCTTGCGAATATCAACATCCTCCAATTTCTGAACTCGATTTAGCTTATCGTGCTTTTTCAACTCTATCAGCAAATTTCGTGTTCCAGAGGAAACCTGAGAATAATCGTCCTCCGCTAGTTCCTTTAACGCTTTAAC